TAGTTACCACCAGGGTCTCCGGCGCTAGCGCCACCACCGGCTCCGGTACCATTGGTTCGCCCGCCGTTTCCGAGATGCGATGAGCCTCCAGGCCCGCCTTGCGCGAGAGTGGCTCCACCCCAACCTCCGCCGCCTCCGCCGCCGCTGATGCGATAGTCTCCGACGGTAGCGTCGCCGCCGACCCCGCCCGTGACATACCCACCAAGGGTAGACGAAGCTTTTGCATAGCCGCCCGCACCACCCTTCGCAACCGCGTAAGTACCGAAAGACGATTCTCCTCCGCTACTACCGTCATTTGCGCCGGCCGCTGGGGCCGCTCCTCCAGCACCGACGGTTACGGCGACTGAAGAAGGTAGTCCCGAAATGTCCGTGATGAAGGTTTCGGCGTAACCACCACCTCCTCCTCCAGTTCCATAGGAGTTCGCTCCCGAGGTTGTTGAGCTTGACCCGCCTCCACTACCGCCGCCCGCTTGGACTTTGACATTGATAGCTCGAAGACCCGGATAGCTAGCCTTGAGAAATGAACCACTGGAAGCGAACTTGATCACATCGAACAGACGATAGCCCTCACCGACGCCAACTACCGAAGCAAGGCCCGCTGGAGAGACAGCTTTCGTCGTGAGAGACCCAGCCTGCGTTTCGGCATTTGAAGCAATGACCATGGGAACAAGCTCTGTCCATGCGCCCCAAGTATCGCCATTGTCCGACGCCCGTACCCAAGTTCGAGCATTCGCTTTCCCCACGCAGAGCTGAAACGCTCGAGTGTTGTTTTCGCGTGTCGTCTGGATCGTGGCAAGGATGGCGGGATAGCCGTCCTCAGCACCGACCGTTCCGAAGTAAGAAACGCCCCTTGGGTAATAGGACGGTCCGAGAGTCTCCGGTCGAGGGAGAATCGAAAGATCGGACGGTGCCGGAATAACGTCTCCCGCATCGATAGTCGAGCCGTCATCAGCCTGAAGAATAAGATGTCCTGCGCCATCGACCGTTCCGCCGACAATCATCTTACCGAGCATCTCGATCGTTTTCGCGGCGGTAAAACCGGATACAGTAGCCATCTCACCTCCTAGAGAGAACTGATCTGATAGGTATCGCTGTCCAGATATACGGCAGAAGGCCATGTGATCTGGAAAGTGTCGGCGTCGGGCATGTCGATCGCCTCGTCCGGACCTATTGCAGTCCAGGTTCCATCGCCATGATCAATGATGACCAATATCGCATGCTGTTCGAATAGGTCCAAGAGCTCCTCCGGATCGGGAAGTCGAGCATCCCCATCGATAGAGCCGTAAAGGACGTCTTCGACCGCCTGAATAGCCTCAGGATATGCGATGGAAGCGTCAATGATCAAATGGGCTGCAGGCTTCGCGCCTGGGATCGGTACTGGCGTTGTGCTGATCCCCCAACTAAAGGGAGTTCCGTCGAGTCCGTCTGTCTTTAGTGTGCTGCTATCCACAGTCGTCGGCATAGCCAACGCGTTGTACACCAGATGGATCTTGTATGCATAATCCGCTGAAATATCGTTGCCGATACGTGTGCGGTATGACAGACCGAACGGCTTCCTTCTCTGCTGACCGTAGTTCCCATCGTACTCATCAAAACCTCGAGGAGACGTGTAGGCTTGAAGAACCGCAGCAAAGCTTTCTTTCGTCTTCTGAGTCCGGTAAGGAACTCCGTCGACGAAGATCTTGTTGAGCGAGGCACCCGAGGGATCCTCTTTTACGCTGATAAGCCCATTCCATGGCAGACCGGGGCCGACGTTCGGGTAGAAAACCCCCCTATCGACCCCGGTCTCGTATAGACGAGCACCGAAAGAGCCCCATTGAATGCGTGTCATCGCTGGGGCTCCTTTCTAGTACCAGCTTCTCATGAGAGACGGCGAGGAACCGGGCGTATTCGCCCACTCATACGTCTCGATGTCGGTATCGATCGTGTCACCATCGAAATATGGACGATTCGACCAACCAGGCTCAATGATCGCCTCAGTCGCCCGCATGGCGAATCCGGCATCACCGTCGGCGAAACTCAGTCCGCTTTCGATCGAACCATGAACTGCGATTTGCAGCGTTCCTGGAGCGATGTACTCCGGTGCAATCCACTCGATCGACACGACTTCATCCTGGTCGAGCGTGATCGGACGAGTGACCTGATAACCGTCCCGGTAGTATTTCAGAGGCGTTCGAATTCCCGGTACGACACAAATGAATTCGACCGGTCCGGAAACCGCCGTTACTCTGTATCGAATTCCTAGAGTGATCTTGTCACCCGGCTGATACTCCAAGTAGGAGCGGCCGGTGAATATGTAAGGAGCTGTGGTGGCTGCAAGAGTGCCGCCAATCCATCCAGCCTCGGGCGAACCGCCTAGACCACCGCTACCGACCCAATCCGATCCCGAATAAGCCGCCGGGCGAGGAATAAGAATCGTGTTCTCTCGAACCACCGGCCCCGCCGACTTGAAGAGCTCCAACAGCTCATCGACATCCGGAAGACGTGCTTCTCCGTCGATCGAACCGTACAGAATATCTTCGATTTCAGCCATGAGCTTCGGTGGCGTGAGCGTCGAGTCGATGACGAAATGTGCGGTCGGCTTGAGACCGTCCATTCGAGGAGGCATCGTCGAGATTGACCAACTCAGTCCGAGAGTCGTGACGCTTGCTCCGATCGTCTCGTTGGCCCGCTGCGAAGGTGCAGCCAGAGCATTGTAGACGATATGGATCTTGTATCCGAATCGATCACCGAGGTAGTCGTTACCGATCAGCGTGCGATATGACAGACCGAAGGACTTGCGAGGCTGCTCGCCGGCGAAGAGTCCGTTGTGGATGCTCTTACGACCGTCGCACTCCGCGAACTCGTTTGGAGCCGAGAATGCCTCAAGTGTCGCCACGAACTCCTCAGCCGCCGCGATGTTCATGTACTTGAATCCATCGATGTAGTACGGACGGGGCTCGCCACCGCTCGGAGCTTCCTTGACCGCCCGAAGGCCGTTCCACGGAATCCCGCTCTGTCCGTTGAGATAGAGAACTCCGCGGTCGGTGCCAGTTTCGAAGAGACGCTCGCCATGAGCGCCCCAAGCGATTCGGGTCATGTCTTACGTCCTTCCTATCCTCGAGCGCGAGCTTCAGCCTCAGCACGACGCTTCTCCATGAGAGAACGACGAGCAGCAAGCTGACTACTTGTCGGCGCCTTGCCCTTCTTCGAATCCGAAGCGGCTTTGTTCTTTTCGTTGATTGTCTTGATCAGCGTGATCAGCTTGTTCAGATGCCAGTCCTGAACTTGCCAGTCAAGCTGCAGCGCGGTGATCCAGTGGTAGATGATCTCGGCCGTGACTGTCTCAGAGTTGTACCCTCTGGGCGCGCCGGTCTCTCGAAACCAGGTCGCAGTCATCTTCGCCTCGATGTACTCGTTGATCGCGCGGAAGTTGTCGTTGGAGAGTCGGTAGAGGACCTCTGGCGAGATGTCGCCTTGGAGAGACATGGCGTTGACATAACCACGGATCTCATCATCGGTCTTTTCGTCGCCCGTAAGGAAGGGCTTTTCGTACCTGGACTCCCATTTTGAAAGTGAGACCAGGGAATGCTCGAGGTTGAGCACCGTGTCATCAGTGGTGACGAACACCTGGTTGACATCGTCGAACGACTCAACTCCTGGAACTGTGATCGTGAGCATTCCCTGGTCTCCTTTCTATGTATTCAGTTGTGTTGTGACCCTTACGGGAGCTCGAAGCCCCAGTCGGTGTCTGCGGTCGGCGGGAACTGGTATCCCGGAGCCGGCTGCGCGGTGACGATGACGTCTTCCGTGATCGTGACGGTGCCGGTGACGACCTCGCCGTTGATCTTGTAGATGACGCCCGTCGTTGCCGGGATGGTGATGTCGTCGCCGTCCTGCGTCGGCTTCGTCGGGTTGACGACCGTGATCGTGCCCTCGAAGAGGCCGAAGACCTCCTCCGGGAGGGGGAGACGCGGGTCGGAACCGGCGGTGCCATAGAGGATCGCCTTCAGAGCGGCGAAGCCGTCCGGGTCGACCTCGGTGGAGTCGGCGATGATGTGGGCGGAGGGCTTGAGGCCCGGGACCTCGACCGGAGTCGTGGTGAACTCCCACGAGAAGGTGACCGCCTCGGGCGAGTCGTTGACCGTGCTGCGGCTCTTCTCCGAAGGACCAGCCAGCGCGCCGTAGACGAGGTGGATCTTCTCACCGAAGTCCGTGCCCTGGATGTCGTTGCCGATGAGGTTGCGGTACGACAGACCGAACGTCTTGCGCGCCTGCTGACCGACCGAGATGCCCGGGAACGGCGAAGCCGATCCGTCGCACTGGTCGAACTCGCGCGGCGAGTAGAACGCCTCGATCGTGCCGCCGAACTCCTCGGCCGACACCAGGTTGAGGTACTTGATGTTGTCGGCGTACTGAGGCGATGCCTCGGCTCCCGACGGGGACTCGGTCACGGAGACGAGACCGTTCCAGGCGACACCGGTGGTGTACTCGCCGGACGCATCCGGGAGGTACAGGACACCGTGATCGACACCGGTCTCGTAGAACCGCTCACCGACCTTGTCCCACTTGAGCTCTGCCATGTCACTTCCTTTCTTAGAAGCGTAGGTTGAAGTAGTAGTGATACAGGTTCTCTACTACCTCTGAACGTTGGAATGACGACTTCGGAAGTCGTCCAACCTTGCGCCAGATGTCAGAGTCAGGATCGCGTTGGATCACGACTACCTGATACTCGACATCCTGGAAGTACGCGAGATTGTCTGCCCACTGAGTCTCCAGTCCGTCCACGTTGTAGACGATTGCCGGATACTCCATCGTGATGTTGGCTCCGGGCTGGAACCACACCTGGTCACTCCCCAGAAGTTCCTCCAGGAGTGTTTGCAGGTTCAGCCTTGGGGCCATTGTAGATACCTCCCAACCTCATGATCAGTCTCGGATGAGCTACGTCAACATTGGCGACTTTCCAAAGCTGACCCTGCCATGAGATATAGCGGAGGAGGTGGACATGTGCGCCATGATACGCACCGGCTACGACTGAGATCGTGACACCGACACGCAGATCGTCATTGACTTTCTGCGATTCCTCGGGGCCCGACGAGGGTGGTCGAACTGTTTCACCACGGAATTTCTTCTCGATGATGACATCTTCGACCACCCCCGGGCGGATCTTCGTCGGTATGCCGTAGCCGATTACGCCGGAGACCCGCATGTTGGATCAGACCTTACGGGGTGTAGGTCCACTCGCGCGTGGTGTTCGGAGCGAGGTAGTAGCCCTCGTCCGCCACGGCCACGACCTCGGTCACGTCCGTGATCTCCACGTCACCCGTCACGGGCTCGCCGTCGATCAGGTAGATCACGCCGGTCGCGGTCGGGATGGTGATGGTGTTCGTCTCACCGTCGAACGAGGGGTTGGTGGCCGTGGCCAGCGTGCCCTGGACGCGACGGATCACGATCGCCGAGAACGGCTTCGTCAGCGCACCCGAGAGACGAGTCTCCATGAGGTACTTGTGCTGGTTGAAGTCGATGTCGAAGTCCTCGAACGAGGTCAGCTCGCCGCCCTTGTTCGTACCGATCGAGTAGTCGATGGGGTTGACGAGGATGGCGAAGAGGTTCTCGAGGTCGTCGATGATGTCGACGGTCACGATCTCCGCGACACGCAGCTTGTCCGCGAGGGACTGCTCCGTCTCGTAGAGCGGCCGGCCGAACTTGTCCTCCTCGAGCATGATGTCGGTGAGGAACGCGTCCGAGATGAACAGCGTCGGCTTGCCGGTACCGCGCCACTTCGAGCGCTGACGGATGATGCCCTTGACCGCGTCCTTGGGGGACACGTTGGCCGGCAGGTCCGCCTTGATGGCGTAGAAGTCGGCGTCGTGGACGATGGAGCGGATGCCGTCACCGGAGTTCGCGCCCTCGGGGTCCTTGATCTTGTCGTCGTGACCGGCAGCACGGCCGTCACCGAAGAGGATCGCGCGGGCGATCTCCTCCTCCAGCATCGTGCGGATCTCCGCCTTCAGCCATGCGACGACGTTGATGTCCGTGATGTCGATGTCGATCAGGTCGTCACGGTCGAGCTTCTGCTTCTTGTAGACCGTGGTGGGACCCGTCGTCCGCTTCATCAGCTTGACGACCTCGTCCTTCTTCTGGTTGCCCTTGATGTAGCCTCGGGCACGCGCGTCCTCTTCGGTGATGTCGAAGACGACCGACTTCACCTTGCTGAAGGGGGTGTGCTTGGTGCCGCCGAGGATCTTCGGGACCCAGCCCATGCGACGCGAGTAGACCTCCGGCGCGCCGATCGCCTTGGCGTCGGGGAAGAGGAGCTCGATGTCGGTGATGCCGTACTCGTCGGCGTGGGCGATGACGGCCTCCTTGAAGGTACCGACCTTCTTGGCGTCCTTCATCAGCTCCGCGAAGCCGTCGTGCGAGAGCTTGCCGCCGGTGCGGACGTCTCCCTGGGTCTCGAAGAGGTTGCGGGTGTCGCTCATGTGTGCGAATCCTTCCTTGATGGTGTCGTTGATGTGTGCGAGGAATTCCTCGCGGTCCTGGAGTTCTCCGTGCTGAGCGGTTCCCTCGGCGTCCTTGGCCTCGGCCTTGGCACGCTCGACGGCGTCGCCGATCATGAAGTACGTGACCTGCTTCTGCACGTCCGTCATGCTCTCGAAGACGTCCTTGATGGTGGCATCCGACGGGGCGTCGGCGTGCTCGAGGTTGTCCTGCGTGTCGGGCTTGTTGTCACCCATGTCGACCTCCCAGTCGATGTCGTCACCGTGCATCAGGTCGAGGCCGGTGTAGATGATGGCTTCATCGATCTCGTCAATGTTGTCGCCGTGGCGCATGCTGACTTGTTCGATGTAAGCGCCGGGATTGGCGCCTGCCAGAACGAGACTGACTTCCTTGATGTCTCCGTGATAGACGTCACGACCCGTCCGAGTGATCTTCTCGGTCAGGTTGTTGGCGTAAATCGACATGGAAACGATGTCTCCGTGCTGCACTGCGCGCTTCATGTGCTGGCCACGCTCGGAGTCGTTGAAGAATCCGTACGTGTATACGCCGAAAGCGCGATCCTGCAGAATTGCGTGGCCGAGTACGTTCTCGGGCTCCTTGTGCTGGTGCATCCACACGAGCGGGACGGTCACGCCGTCCATGTGCTTGAACGAACCGGCCTTGATGGTCCGGCCGTCACTGCACTTCAGATCGTGCTTGGTTGCCCAGCCTGCGAAGTCCGGCTCGCGGGCCTGCTGGTCTCCCATTTTGAAGGGCTCCCTCCTAATTCCTATCGAACCTTTTCGTCGATGTTCTTGAGTTCGGTCTGGAGGTCTGTCTTGTACTTGGTTCGGATCTGATCTCTCTGAACCTTGTACTCCTCCCTAGCCTTTGTCACCGCAGCCTTGAGATCCGTCCCGACCTTCTTGATCTCTTCACGAGCAGCATCACGAGCTTCGACAGACGCTTTGCGCGCCTTGTCTTGGGCTTTGCCCAGCTTGTTGTTGTACTCAGACATCATTCTGGCGTTCTGCTTCTCAAGGAAGGCCCTCTGACGAGGAGATGCCGACTTGGGGATCTCATTAAGCTTAGGCTTAGGGACCTCCGCCTCGACATCTGCCTTCAGCTTCTCGACGAGAGCTTCGAGCTTCTCGACGATTCGGTCGCGAGTGGCCTGGGCAGTGTCCCGAAGCTTTTCGAGCCGGGCTTGCTGCTTCTCGGCGGCTGCCTTCTGAGCAGCGGTCCGTTGGGTACGGACTTGCTCCCGGACGTAGGTCTTGGCTTCGGCTTGCCGTTGACGACTCTCCTTGGAGAGCTTCTCTTGCTTGCCTTGCCGTCCCTTGAGTTCGCGGGTTCGAAGGTAGTACTCGCGGGCTTTAACCGGATCGTAGTACTTGGAAGCGTAATGCCAAAGGTCGATCTCGTCTTCGGGTTCGATTGCAACGAGTTCGTTCTCAGGCATTCTAGCCACCTGCACTTTCGATCAGATCATCTGCTGTCTTCTCGAGCGACGACAGAGTTTCCTCCATCAACGCATCCATCTCGTCGCCTTCTTCGTCAGAAGGAGGTTCGGAGGTCGGACCCGCCTCAAGACCAGGCTGAGGCATGTTCGAGTTGACGAGCTGATCCGCCTTAGGATCCTCAGACGGTCGGAATCCGAGAAGTGCGCGCATCTCGTTCGAGCTGATCACCTCGTTACGGAGGAGCTTGTCCGCAATATCAGCAAGCTGAGACAACGGCAAGAGCTTGAAGAGATCCATCACGAAGTCGATCGTCTGACCCTGAGTCCTCGCCGTCTTGGTGAGGAAGGTTCGGCTCATCGCCTCCGTGATAGCTCGCAGAATCGGCTCGAGAGTCCGGTTCCGATAGTTGAGGATAGTCGCTTCATCCGCCGTACCCTTAAAGATCGTCTCATCCATACCGAGCTGACCGTAGAGCTGCCCCCACAGATACTCGATCTGCTTGAGCATGTTGTTCTCGGCCGGTCGGTTGAGCTGAGTGACCTTCTCGAGTCCGTCCGTATAAGCGATTCCGTACTTAGACCCCTTGAGCTGGGTCTCGATCTGCTGACGTCGATTCTCAGCCTGCTGCTGTTTCGTCTCGGTCTTGATCGTGTACGGAAGTTGAATGATGAGGTCAAGCTTGCCCGAGCCTGCGGCTTCATCCACGGCGTCCAGAAGCTGGAGCTTACGAATGATTCTTTGCAGAATCGAGTTTGGCTCGTTCATCACCGAATAGAACGGGTTGTGGACGATGGCGACCAGTTTCTTGGGAAGCACCAGTTCCTGACGCTCTCCAGTTTGTTCGTTGTAGACCGAAACCTTGACGAACGAGGGGTACCACGCCTTGATGATCCCAACTCGGAGCGATCGAATATCGTATCCGCCGGTTTCGTTCGGATTGACCGACGTCTCAACGGGAACGATCGCGATAACGCCGTTGTCGAAGAGTGACAGAGCGATGTCGAGCCTGAAAGCGGTAGCTGCCTGATCCAGGTTTGCCTCCACAGTCAGGCATTCGTTCAATCCACTCTTGATCGTCTCGACGTACCGATCGTTCACATCCTTTCGGATATGCTTCAGGAGTGCCTGAGACACGTCGATACCGAGCCGCATGTAGAGCGAGCCGATGATTGACTTCTCGTTGGTAAACCGCGTCCGAAAATGCGAAGGATTCTCTCCGCCAAAGCTGGAACTGCCGAACGAACGGTACTCCTCAATCGGGTTCTCTTGCGGCTTGCTGCGAAACGCATTCCAAGCGTGCTGAAGCTGTTGTCCGATTCCCACTAGTCACCTCCTTTCGAATATCGAGACCCGTCTCATCTAGGCGCCGATGGCTTTCGGGCCGTAGTTCTTGATGTAGTCCGCCATGAACGCAGCGTCTTCAGCCTGGATCTTACCGAGGCTCTTTCCGAGCGAGTTCGACCAACCCTTCTGGTCAGCCAGAATTCGTGCCGGCGCGTCCTTGATGAACTTCGCGGTCTCTGCGTCCAGCTTAATCGCGCTAACCCCCTTCGACTTCACGGTTGCAGCGGCCGCGGCACGACCGGCTGCTGCCTTTCGTGTCATGTCCGCGATCTTCGCCGCGTCATTCACCGACGGACCCTTGCCTCGGACCTTAAGACCCGCGACAATATCGGGACCGTAAGCCTGAACGGCACGATGCGCATACAGAGCTCCCACAGCAACGCCGGCGACGAGAGCAATCTTACCGATCGTCTTCGCCTTTTCCTTCTGGTCGTCAGTCCAACGGCTTCCGCCCGACTTACCGCCCTTTTGGTCCTTTCGGACACCCCACTTCATGCCTTTCACGCCGAAGTGCTTGAGGTCGTCTCCGACCGCAACACCAACCGACGCGAGGTAGTTGTCTACCCCATCGCTCATTCGAACGCCTCCTTGTTGAGCTTGTAAGCGACCCAAGCATCCAGAAGCGCCGCGACGTTATCGATCTTGGCGTCCTGTCGCTTCTTATAGAGCTTACGGTTTCCGTTTGTATCTTCCAGAGTGATCGCGTTCCCCATCGCCCAGCTCATGAGGGCCTCATCGAAAATGAGGAGACCGTCTTCTGTCAGATGCTTGATCTCCCCCAGCGGGACAGACTCAGTTCGCGCACCCTGAATGACCTTCTCGATCCCGAAAGGACCGTTCTCAGCCTCCCAGCGCTGCACGAATTCCTTCGCTCCGTAAGGGTCGTAGCCGAAAGCCGACACGTCCCACTCATTGCGATTGATGTACGCCTCGAGGTCGTCGTATACCTCCATCATGTCGAGAACAGTACCCTCGAGAATGTGGAGCGACCCTTCCTTGATGAACTCCTGATACTTGATCTGGAGCGCTGCGGGAAGTTTCTGCATAGTCGATGACGAGATATAGCTTCGAGTCTTCACGCCAAAGCGTCCTCGACGCATCGGGAAGAGGAAAGTGAACGCGCAGAAGTCATCACCCTGCGAAAGGTCCGCGCCCATCGCACAAGGAACCCGCCAGAACTTCTGAGGCGGATGAACTTGCGTCTCTTCGTACGTGAAGAAGTACGTGTAGCCTTCCATCGGGATTCCGAAGCGCTTGGCGAGGATGTCATTCCTTGCTGCCGGCGCTTTCTCAGCTCGCTCGACATCGAGATGATAGGTCTCATAAGAAACCGTCAGATCGATGTTTGGCTGAGCCTTCGGCCACATGTCAGGCTGCGCGACTTCATCCAGAGAGTCGAGCTTGTACCACCAGATCGAGATGTGCGGAGCGATGTAGTCCCCACGGAGGATGTCCGTAAGTTCCATTTTGATGGTATCGCCGATGCCGTTTCGAACTGTACCCTCTGAACTCATTGCGACGATCAGATAGTCTTCAATGCCGCCCTTAGCAGCGGACTGTTCGATAGCGCCGATGACGTCTTCTCTAACATCGCCGGAAAGCCACTCATCAACTGTTCCGATCTTGGATCGGTAACCCTGAAGCTTGTCGATCTTCATCGGCAGAACTTCAATGATCGAGTTGGTGAGGAAGTTCTCGATACCCTTCTTGGTTGAAGCAAGCTTGACTCGAGACATCTTGGACCCCGAAGTCGCCAGAATAGACCCTTCGGTCAAGAACTTGAACAGCGGTCCTCGGGCTCGAGCAATCGCCGTCTTGATCGGCGAAAGGATCTCCTGAGCCTGCTTCATCGTCGGGGCAGTGGTTACCTGATGTGTCGTCGAGGTGTCGATGTTGAGGAAGTAGGCCTGGATGCAGGAACCGTACATCGATTTGGCGCCGCCTCGGGCGACGATGATGTACTGCTTTCGGGTAAGGCGCATCTTGATCATCTTGCGGACGTATCGGCCGCCATGATTGTCCTTGCTCGGGACGTAGACCG